CCATCGCTCAAGCCATGTGAGTTTGCAGTGACCACTGCTGGGTTTGCTTTTGTGATTGCAGTTATGTTGGTGGTTGCTTCTGTAAGTATGCCGCCATCTTTGTAGAATCTTATGTAGGTTGCGCCAAACTCAAGCACATAGGCTTGCTCATCGCTAAACTCAAAGTTGATAAGCCTTACTTTGCCACCGTCTTTTGAGCGTCCAGCAAAGAAAGAACCTGGCCTTCTAGTTACACCACCAGAAGGAAAGCCCATCATATTATTTACCGTCTGTGCTGCCTCGTTATATTTCTGAAGGTCTATCCTGCCTTCAAGTTTAGGCGATATCTCCCCAGCCCGAAAGTTGGTGATGATGGTAGAAACTCTTGCCATGCTTACAACCTGATGTTCGTAAAGTCATCTGCTTGTGGCTGCTCTGGGAAGCCTTCCATACTGTCAACACCTTTTGCCTCTTTCAAGCGGTCTTCGTAGATTGCTATCATGCCCTGAGACACGCTGTTACTACCTGTGATGTTGTAGGCTATCTCTGCTGCTAACCTCGCTGATATGGCCTTATTAAGAAGGCTGTCATACTGTTCTGTGTCTGTTACACGGCCTATGTAAATAATATTACAAGTGCCTTCGTTAGATAAAACCTTACGGCCTTCTATTTTGAACATCACGTTGCTGTCATAAGCTGCAACATCATTGTTTACATTGCTATTCCAGAAGGACAGCACACGCAAACAAAAAGGATCTGTAGGCAAAGAATATTGAAATGAAAAGCCGAAAGCTGGCGTATCTGTGTCTTTTGCTAACGCTCTTCTGGTGATTGCTATATTCCAAGGGTGTGAGCGTAAAACAGCATCCCTGACATCGTCAAAGTTGCCATTGCATAATCTAGCTTCTTTTGAGTTTTCTGTAAGAGATGTGATATTTGCAGCACCCAGAAGATCCAAAGCTCTGTTACATAAATCTACAACTGATGCCATAGCAAAAACCTTTTACAATAAGGTGAATGGGCAACCAACTAGGATCGGCGTTACGTCAGTTGCCCAAACATTCTTAGTTTACAACGTAGTGAATAATGAACGACATATCACCGCCAGTGCCACCAGTGGCATTGAATGTTGCGGCTATGTAGTAATATCCACCTGGATCAGTTGACGCTCCTGCATTTGTGTACAGTTTCGCACCAATCGTGTTGATGTCTGCTGCCTCTGTCCTCAGATCAGCTACGGCTGTTGTGCCGTCTGCCACTGATGTTGCAAAGAAATCTTCGTCAACAACAGTGCCGTCTGTCTGATAGATGCCAACATTAAACGTACAGCTACCACCCAAAGCATCTGCCGCAACCTGTATGGCTGTAATAGATGCGTTACTTGGGATAGGTGCTAACATGACAATATCATTGTCTGTGCTATCACCAGCAGCTAACGCCACAGTTCCTTGAGCAACACGCAAAACACCGTGAAGCTCTTGGCTGTCGTTGGCAATCTGTGGAGAGGCTTCAAAATTAGCTACAAGATCTGAATTTTTCGTAGTCATAATTTACCACTCCTTACGCTGATTCGTCACAGTCAATCTGGACAACTTTTTCTTCTTCCATGCGAGTAGAGCCGATGCTCATGCAATAGTAGACTTGTGTTGCGTAACCTTTGTCGGAACGCTCGTCTATTCTTGCCATTACATCTTTACCAATCGCCAGAGCAAGACCATCCTCTGCCCATGCAAAGCATGAACGGATGTTGCCAGTTTTTGACAAACGATTTGATACGATAAAGGTAAAGCCCATGAACTGGTTTACCTCACCTTGGACTAACGCTTTGACCGTGTTGAAGTCGCTGCTTGTGACGTTTGTATCGCCTAACAGTGCTTCAATCTGATCTGGACCAACAGCGATATAGCGTGGTATTGACGGATCAACTGATGCCAAGTCTAAGGTCTTCTTTGCAGTCCTTAGTTTTGCAACAGTCAAGTCAGCACTACCATCAGCGATCTGCTGACCAGCAGGAAGCGCAGTTGATGTGCTGCCTGTCTCACCAGTAAATGCTGTGCCTAAAGCCGCTGAGATGATTTCATCGTCCATCGCTCTGCCCAGTGCAAAAGCAGCCGCCTGTGCATAAGCCGATGTCGGGTCAATCAACATACGAACTTTATCCTGCTCATCAATGAGATCAGCATATTCGTAGTCCACAAGGGTCACGCGACGCCTTGCATGGGGTGTGTCGATCTGGGGAGTGTCGGCGTGTCTCGTTGTACGCTTCTGCGCTGTTGCCTTGCCCACCTGATCAAAGAAAGCATTTTTGCCCTGCATACTTTCTACACGCACAGCATCACGCAAAAGAGAACCTTTTTGCTGTGATAGCATCTGCACGTTTGCAGAGTATTGCTGGACAAATGCCGTGGTTACTTCGATAGACATCTCTGTCTCCTTTTACCAAGTTACATTTGATTTTGCAGATTGCTACCCGATAGCTCGGACACTCCTAGAATTTTTGGCCTTCTTGTGGCCTTCGTCTTTCCGATTGTCATCAGGACGAGTTTCCTCGCTCCCCTGCATTACCCACTCATAGTACAAGTCTGCAAGTAGGTGTGGTTGGAGTATATCACGACTTTTGCCATTTTCAACAGCAAGTCTTAAACACTCCAACCTAATTTCTTTTTTTGTCAAACCTTCATCCATGTATGATTTCCATCAACTCTTGCACTCGATTAACTGCCCTGTCTCTGGCAATAGCATCTCTGCTGGTGTAATCTGGGCCTCGCATGATTGCATCTACTTCAGCTTGTGCTGTTTGCTTTGTCATGTAATTTACCTGTGAGCTTTCTTTAACTGTGTCTTCACTTGTCACAGATTGTTTGAACTCTGCAAACTTTGCAAATGCTCTGATAACATCTGGATGATTCCCAAGTTTTGTGCCGTCAGCTAACTGCATTTCCATAATGTTGCCAGCTTCAAATTGGTCTACAACTTTCTGTGCAGCGTCAACCTTTGCATCAAACTTATCGCCCCACTCAGCCTGTAAAGCAGAAGTTGTTTCCTCTAAAGACTGTTGGTTCGTAGCGTTCATGCTTTCTATGTTGCCCTGCGTCACAGAACGATAATACTCAAGAATACCGTTTGCTTGATCAGGAGTAAGCCGCAGCTTGTGTGCTACATCTGCATATCCTGTTGCGATTTCTTCTGTAACGATGTTTCCATCAGCAGCAATCTGATACTGATCAGGTGTTTCTGGTCTGCCCAGCTTGCCATAAATCCTGTCTAGATCCTCATCTGTAGGATTTATAGGCATTGGTATTTTGTCTGCACCAATCAAACGCTGTGCATTTACATAAGACCTAGCAAGGTTTCCCACATCCTTGATAGGCGATAAACTTGGGTGTTGTCTTAGATCCTCTGGTATTGAGTTTAAGAAGTCGTTACCAGATCCGCCTGATGCAACTTCAGCAGGGGTTTCTATAGTAGAAACTGGTGCTTCTGTTACCTCTGGCTGGACTACCTGTTCTGCTTCTGACATTAGGTTTCCTCTTTCATCATATTAAAAATGTGCAATAGCACGGCTCGTTTGCCTTCCTCAAAGGCTGTAGCATTGGCATCACCAGCTACATAACTTGAAGTACGCCAGTTACAACGTGCTTCAAGATCCGTCAAAACCTTTACACCAGATTCAGATGTAAACACATCGTTATACATCAGGCGCAGTTTCTTTGGGTCTTCCATCAAAACTCAACCTCAAAACCACCTTCACCGTCTATAGGATAGACAAATGCTTCTGCGCCTTTTATGCCACGCAAATCAGCCTTTAAACCTTTTTTTGCGAGTTCTTTTTGGGTTTGACGTGCGGTTAGCCTTCCTTGGCTGTACCTACCCAAAATTTTTTCAGCGTACATATAATCACCAGATACTTTCTTTAGGATATCTTTTTTAGGCTTTGGGTTTGCTCGTAAAATTTGCCTCATTGTTGCCTCACTTGCTTATCATTCTGCTGGCCTGTGCAAGCTGTGCTACATTCTGCACATCTTCAGAATCTTGCATGGCCTCTGCCTGTCTTGCTTGCTCTTCTGCCCTTGCCTGTCTTGTCTGTTGTATTTCTGCCTCTGACCTTAGTGTTGTTTTTGGAACGCCAAGGGCTTCTGTAACGTGCCTTACTAATCCGTCTGGGTCTATGTGATCGCCAACAGGAAGTGCTTGCGCCAGTGGCATAAGTATTTCCAATGCCTTCATTGTACTGTTCAGACCGCTAGACTTCTGTGCGCGGGCCAGTGGCGATACATATTCTATATCTACATCACGCCCCTGTAATATTTCTGGTGCTTGCTGCAACATATCTGCTCTAAGCATAAGCGAAAACACACGGTCTATAAGTGGACGTAACATTTCATTCTTGAGGCGGTCTAAGGCTGGGCCTATCACTCTCATCTGTTCTTGCTGACGCTGCACTACTTCTGTTGCAGTCATGTTTGGCCCACCGCCTGTAAGAAGCTGGTCTACATAAAACGCTGACCTGATTGCTTCTCTGCGCTGTTGCTCCATATTCAAACCGATAGGGATGTTTGCGCCTGTGTTTAGCGGTGTAATGGTATCTCTTGTACCGCTTCTGAAGAAGTTCAATCCCCCTGGCTGTGTTCGGATCGGGAGGAGGAATCCGTCATCAGGCACAAGTAGAGGGGGATCTATTTGTTTCTGAGCAGCTTGTATGATGGTCTTAGACATAAGATTTAACATCTTTACGTCAGGCAACGCCACCATAGCAGGGGAACGCCCCATTATCTCACCTGTTGCCTTTAGAAACCGTGGGACAATGTAAGGGAACTCTTGAAAGCCACTCTCTGACAACATAGAAGATGATTCCATATCTATATAAATAGATGCGAAAGGCATATTCTTATTGTCTATCTTTTCCGAATCTCTATCCTCTCTAGGCATAACAATATGAAGTAACTCAATGTCTTCATCTGGTTTGTCTTGAAACTTCTTCATAATGTATTCAGTTACATTCTCTTGCCCAAACCTTTGCACAACCTGTCGTGATGGGCTTTTGTATGATCTGAATACTGTATCAACTATGCCAAACTGGTTTTCTTGCACATAAAACTCTGAGATATGTCTGGTGCTAAAACGTAAAGCATCTTCTTCCATCTCAACAAACATACAACCTGTGCCAAACACAACAAGGTCTACATACATCTCATGCACTTCAGTACCAAAGTTTGACTGATTGAAGGCTCTCATCATACGCATACTGGTATCTTGCAGCCATTCTTTTACGTCATCATCTCTGCCTAAGTTTTCTTCTTTAAGATCAAGGTGAAACCAAGGCATAGCCCCACTGGTCAACATACCGTGTAAGCTAGATGACAACAGGTCTACGGCTTGTAAAGCTGTGCTGTCAAAGATAAGTTCCATGCGTTTATCGCCCTTGGAGCGACTTTTAACAACGTCAGCTTTTCTGGGGAGCATAAAGTCAGCCAACTCCTGATAGTGGCTGTTCCAGTTGTCTCTTTGCGTTTTAACATGCTCGTATCTGCTAACAAGAGCCTTGGTAAAATTTTTGTCCATAACTTATCCCAGTATGGTTGGAGTGCCACCGTATGAAGGAGATCCATCACCTTCTACCAAGCCGCCAGCAACAATAGTTGACCTACGGCCTCTTTTCCTACGCTGTGTTCTTACCGCCTCATCTGCCATAGCCTCTGCACGAACAGTGTCCTCCCTGCCCATTTCCATAGGTGGGGGAGGTGGTGGTGGAGGTGGTGGTGGTGTGACTGTCTTGGGTCTTAGGAATGACATGGCTGTATCTCCTTGTTTGATGCCATACTATCATCTTTTCAACTTTTTACAAAGTAAACGGATTATACTCATTAACTGCGACTTGTTGAGGGGGCTTAGTATAACTTTGTCTATTCTCCAACCCAACAGCCAGATACCTAAATGCATCCGCAGCATGGCTTGTGAAATCATGCCTTGGATGATCCCTAAATATTTTTTTACGTTCATCCCACTCTTGCCTGTATTGCTTGAGCATTTCTACGCCTTCAGCGCATCTATCACGGTCAAAATGACACTTGGGTATCAATAAACGTGCTGCATTGATACCGTCAGCAACTTTCATTTTCGGGATGACTTTGAACCTGATGCCGAGGCTGAACGCCGTTTCGAGGCGGCTTTTGCCCGTGCCGAGTTCCCTGACTTCAATGTCGTGGGGGGCGAGATGGTCTCCCCAGTGGTAGTCTTTTTGCCGTAAAATCTCTGCGTAGTGTTCGAGGCCCACTCCAGAGCTTTCGTAATAATCAATGACATTTACTGCTCCACTTCTAAATATCTGTGCAAACCAAATAGCTGTGCTATCATTTATACCCAGATCCCATGCGGTATGTACAGGGTATGCAGGATCATACGGCACTCTTGTTACCCTGCCGTTGTCTTCTGCCTCTGTCAGCAACCGCCCATAGTATGCACCTATGATGGCTGCTGTAAACGAACACTCATACTCTTGCTCATACTGCTCCAGCGTCATTTGATTGCTGGCAGCCTCTAACTCTTCTTCTTTTACAAGATTGCTTTCAGATGCCTTTACGATCTTCCAATACCACTGGTCAGAGCCATTCTGTGTTTCATTCTTGGCAGTCTCCAGCAAATCATAAAAATGATTATGTCCTGCCGGCGTACCTAAAAATACAGCCGCACCCTCTCTATCTGACAGGGCTGGCCTCACCACCTCCCCCCATACTCTAGGGTTCTGCATCCCAAACTCATCAAATACACACAGGTCTAGATAAATACCACGCAAGCTGTCAGGGTTCTCAGCCGACAACAGCATCAACCGCCCCCCATTCGGAAAGTCTACACGCAGTTCTGTCTCATTGAAACTAACACCTGGTATTACACTGGCGTAATACTTTACATAATCCCAAGCTATTCTCTTAGCCTGTGTAAAGGTAGGGGCTACAAAAGCAACCCTCGGCCTTGGTAACTCGCAAGTCAAACAATGTCTGATTAAATGATTTACAGCCCAGACCGTCTTACCGAAACGCCTGTGCATCACAAGCACATTCCAACGCTTTAAACTCTCATGCATCTCAGCCTGTAATACTCTAGGCTTGTAAGGTATCTTAACCTGCATCTGTTTCCCAGACTATCCGAACAGTGCCATCACCTATCTCAACACCAGCCCTGTTCTTCTGCTCACCATACCTGTCAGGCAATAACTTCCCAACCTTCCATCTAACATGGGTAGCATAATCCCTCAGCACATTAGGGTCATAATCCTTCTCACCCCTCAAACGCTGCTGGTATAACTCATCCAACTCTTCAACAGCCTTCTCAGCACTCTGCTGCTGGGCCGTTCTAATCCTACGCTCTAACTCAGCATCCTTACCCATACGGCTATAAATGTTACGCCTACTTATACTCAACTCAGTACATGACTTAGCAAGACTATGACCCTCCATAATCATGCCAACCAAGTCATCAATCCTTGTCTTTGTAAGCTTTGCCATGCCTTAACATAGTCATTCAGACTGTGTGTGTAAATGTAGTAATTAACACATATGTAGAGTGGTGCGCGGTTTTGGGTGTGACGCCGTTTTGCAGCACCCCCCATAGCAACATGACAAGCAATGTTGATGGCTATGCAGTGCCGCGTAAAGCAATGTGTGTTTGTCTGTGAAAGTTTTGTGAAAATCCAACACCAATCAATCAAAAATAAACCTGACTGATCCAGCTGCAATGTCTGCATAATAATGTGGGTAATGTTTGCCTTAAATTGTGAGCAATGTTTGCTAATCAATGTATGCATTATTTAATATCATATATTTTTATGCTTGACTATTTGACCATTGTTCATTATATACTGAAAAAAACCGGCCAAAAAACGGGCCAAACTAGCAAAACTGGCGGAAAACTGCGAAAAATGCCGCCGAATCAAAGGGATCAAAAAAGATGATATACAAAGCTTTTCACCTTGGCGCAAAGATGAAGGCCAAAAAAGACAGCGGTGGCAAATGGATGGTTGGCGGTGATTATTCAACAAATAACGCCTTAATCATGCTGCCTTGCAAAGATAACTATTCTGGTTGGGCATGGTACGCATTAAAAGGCGCAATTCTAAAATATCAAGACAATGCCACTGAGGAAGAAATCACAATGACAATAGAGGAATGGACTGAGGCTTAACAGCCTCAATCCAATTAGCAAACGAAGGGATCAAAACAATGTCTAGGGGATTTAAAAGGGTTTATAGCTATCCGCAATCAATACGCAACAGGTTGTCTGAAATTCCAGAAACAGGCGATCAAGGCGCAGAAAACATCGATGAGATTCAATGGTCGTATATAATCGAAGGCTTTTGGAAAAGCGGCGGCCCATTGAACTGTAAAGTAAATGTTAAGACTGGAGATATGGAAATGCATACTTCATCGGGCGGCTATGCAGAATGTAGCACGTTTGATCGGTTGCGTAGTTATGGGAACGCCTTACATGATGCCGCTGCATTTGGTGAACACTTGATCGCTTGTTACCAGTTGACTCAAACTAATAAAGATTCATCTGCATGGCCTCAGACCATAGCCGCTATAAGAGCTGAACATATAGCTCATTACTATCCAGAAGAAGATGAAGATGAACAAGCTGGAAAAGAGGCTTATGGCTATCTTACTATTAATGACTAATCAGCAAACGAAGGGATCAAAACAATGACACTTAAAAAGCAATCACGAATTTGGATTGAAATAGAAAAAACATCAAATAAAGATCTGTTGTTGTCCAGAATTGATAAGCTCAATGACTTTTGCCGCAAAGCTGGCATTATCACAAAAGATCAAAAGTTTTTCTTGTGGCAGCATAGCAAGGGATATAAGCCTGACGCATTAGGCTTTATTCGAGGGGAAGACGGATCACATTCTGTCAACAGTGATTGGGGCATGTGGTTTAACTTGGACAGCCTAGCCGACCCAGAAGGCTATGATTGGAGAGAATACGAAGTATAAAACACAAAAATGGCTAGGCAGCTTCACGCTGCCTTGCCTTTTCAATATCTTGATAAGGTATTGAAATGGCAATACCGCCAACAGCAGACAAAAGGGATCAATTATGTCTAAAATTATTTATAGAGGCCCATCACTTATTGACGGATCGCCAATTGTGGTAGTCGCATTAACTGGCAAGAGTAAGAACACAAAAACAGGCGCAATGATGCAAACGTATATTTTGTGTGATAACGGCCTATCACCTATGGAAAACAGCAAGAATGGATCTGACTATTCGATCTGCGGTGATTGCATCCATCGCGGTGAATCACATAACGATCCGGATCGTGCTACCGCAAAAAATCGATCTTGCTATGTCACTTTGATGCATGGGCCTAACATTGTATTCAAAAATGTACAGGTAGGATCATATGAGACAGCACAAGGCCATGACCAGATCAGAGAGTTGGGATCAGGTTGGTTTGTACGTCTTGGTACTTATGGAGATCCGGCAGCAGTGCCAAGCTATATCTGGTCATCTTTACTAGCAGACGCTGCTGGTCATACTGCCTATAGTCATCAAAAAAGCTTAAAATCTGCTGAATTTAAACCAGCAATCATGATGCAGTCTGCCGACACTGAACAAGAGGCAAGGCAAGCTTGGCAGTCTGGTCATAGGACATTTAGAACAATCACAAGCCTTGATCAGATTGTGAAGGGTAAAGAAATCTTATGTCCAGCAAGTGAAGAGGCTGGAAAGAAAACTAATTGCCTCAAGTGTGGCTTGTGTTCTGGATCAGAAACAAAAGCTAAAAACATTGCTATTGTCGTTCATGGCAATGGATCAAAACACTTTGCAGCGTAAGGGGATCAACAATGCTTAAAAAGATAAACAACTTTTTAAACAAGCATGAAAACTTTTTTGTGGGTGCTATCTTTGCTCTTACAATATGGGGCTTCACAGTTTTAATGATGATTTAAAGCCCGTCAGCTTTTATGACTGCCTTGTCTGGTGTATACCTACCGGCAAGGCAGTGATAAACGCTGAGCAGCGTTTAAATCGCCAGCAATGGCATAACTAGCAAACAGAAAGGCTTTAATAATGATTATTGAATACTCAATACAGGATGTTTTAGATCTATCTCATGCAGCCTGTAAAAACTTTTATTCAGAGCAGAAAGATCGGTTTGAGATTCATAAAGAATCTAAAAATGTTTTAAGTGATGATCAAGCCATGATGCTGTTTTACGAAACAAGGCTTGAGGCATTAACCGCATTTAAAGTTTTAGATCAGCCTTATCATGCAGCTATGATTTGGGATCTGGCTGGTGGTCAATGGGCTGTAGTTTGTTCAATGACTTGGAAAGAATACGAAAAAATCGCAAGTTAAAAGAGAAAGGGCGGCTAAGTCGTTGGATTACCTAGCCGCCCAATACTAGCAAACATAGGCGGATCAAGGCCTATGAGAAAGGGATAACATGAATAAAGAAATGACGCCACAAGAATTTAAGGCCGAAAGAGAGAGGCTGAAAATTACAGCTAAACAATTTGGTCAACTACTGGGTGTATCAGAGAGGGCAGTGTTTTACTATGAACATGGTCAAAGAAAGATACCCAAGCCAGTGCAGCTTCTAGTGCTGCTGTATAAAAAACACGCAGTTGTAGAGTAGAAGAGAAAGGCTCAAACTAATGCAGAATACATATCCCATAAACTTCAATATTCTTACCTCACAAGAGAGAAACATTCTTCTCAGAAGTTTGTCTATATTTAAGCAAAAGAATAAAATGGCTAAACGGAAAAGCGAGAGAGAAAGCAAGTTTCCACCAGAGGGCAGAGCAAACATTTATGATGTAAATGATGAGGTTGCTACAAAACTTCACAAAAGAATCAAACACGCAGTCGTAGACTAGCAGAGAAATATCAATGCCGCACGGCACATAGCAATGCTTTGCAATGATGCAGAGCATTGCTTTTTTTATTTATAAAAAAGAAGAAGAGAAAGGGGGCATTGCCTTGCAGTTCTGCCGCACAGCAATGTATAGAGAAATCTAAATATCATATATTTTTGCCTTCGCCAAGTCCCTGTTCAGATATTTTTTCACGGATGATGTACCAAAGATCTGGCAGAGAAAGAGTGCAAGTTATGCCCGTATAGTCGTAATCAATGTTGATAACTGAAAGAGAAATGACGGCCCTTGGCTCTTGATAGTCATACTTATACACAAGCACAGGCTCATTATCCCCAGCCTGTTCACAGGCTTGTACCCACCAGTCTGCTTTATGCGTGTAACCTTTGGCATAAGCCTTACACTCGATGGCAAAGCCAGGTATGATAATATCTGGCTGTCCCTTGGTCTGGTATTGAGAAAGATTGCGTTTCGGCTTGAACCCTAGATGCTGATCTATCTCATTGCATAGCCATCGTTCAAATGCCGCACCTTTATCTCTGCTTTTCTTGCCCATCTGCCATCGCCTCTGCTAAAATTTTTTCTCTATATTGACGCATCTTCTTGCCTCTTTGAAAGGAACTGTCAGCAGATGATTTCCTTTTCTGCCACACGCTTGCATCTTTCTTTTTGTCGCTAGGCTCTTGATTGATAACGAACAGTGGTTGCTGTAAATCGTACCGCCAACAATTTATGTCTCTCATTCTACGAACACCGCCAGCAGTCACAGCCTCGCAATAAAAACCCATAGCTTTCCAAAACATATTTGCTTCAATGTCTGAGCCGCAACGCAATGTAATAGATAAAACATTAGATGCATCAGCCAATGAAAATAAATTTCTAATTAAAGCCGCCCCATAAAGCTGACCTCTTAGGTCATACTCTATACAGGCTTGATGAATCTTGCATACTTGACCAAGCGCACCATGATAAATATATCCTGCTGGCTCACTGTTTACCTTTGCTAACAACACTCTATGATTAGATACTTCACGCTCGAAAACTTGATTAGGGTAAAATGCTAATTCTTCAGCGTTTTTCCTTTGTAAATGGTCTATATATTTAAGATCACCTATCGTTGCTGGCTGGACACATAAATCTAAATTCATATCCAATCCAATCTTGTATCTGTGTTGCCCTGTTGCCAGATATACCACGCGAAAGCTATAAAACCAGTTGATCCTTCCGGCTGTTCTTCATCACCACGCCACATGGTCAGGCGTTCACTAAAAACATGGACACGGGCTGGCGGTTGCCTGTCATATATCTCAGCCCTGCGCTGCTTGCCTTCCAAAAAAGCCAGACGCAGCAGCATGGCAAAGTATGGCAGCTTCATATCCATACACTTGATAACAAACTCATTAGCTAACTTGTACGGTGGATTCGTAACAACGGCTGGTGCAAGTGGCTTACACTCCATGAGAAAGTCCACACCTGACTTGCCATACCCAAAATCGTTTAGGTCTGTAGATATAACATTATGATTGTTGGCGATTAGAGGCTTGCTGATAGCCCCATCACCACAGGCGCACTCCCATATATCCTTTGGTAGCTTCTCAGCCCTCATGAGGGCTTCTACGGCCTCTGGTGGCGTAGGATAGAAATCATCCTTTTGTCTCGTCAAGACACCATACCCATTGTAGCCATGATGACCATGTAGTAAAGTAAACTTCCAGCCATCAGGTATAGGGTTATCTTTATGCGAGTAGCGACAAAGGATCGGAAACTTACTCTCATTTGATTGCTCCTGCATTGTTAATTAACTCCAAAGTTTTTTGATCTTTTACAGGCTCTTTACCTGTCCCGTCGCAATCCCAGCAGGAATCAGGCACTACATCACCGCCCGTTGGGTCAAAGTTGTTACGCACATAGACCCAGCCCTTGCCTTGGCATTTCATGCAATCAGTCTGTAAAGAAGTCATCTGCTCTCACCTTTCCATCTGTAGCCCTAAAGATAATTTGCATCACCTTCAGGCTTGGTTGTCTCTCACCGCTGATGATGCGGCTTACAGAAGACAGAGACAAGCCAGTTTGTTTTGCAAACTGCGTTTGTGTCATTCTTGCCTGACGTATGTATTGTTTTAACTTCATGCTTTTACCCTAAAATAATTATTGACAACTGGTCAATACATAATTAGTTCTTACACTATCTTACACTAATAGGAATGAATTAACATGACTTTACCAGATTTTTATGATGACTTTGGATACGGCTATGATAGTGCTTATGGGGCTAATCAAGAGAAGGCAGAGTGGGTGTTGAAGAAATGGCTGCAAAAAGTTCACAATATGCGTACACCTGGGTCAGCTAGGATGAACGCTGGAACGTGCATACAAGGTGGGGCTGATTTAATCTGCGGAACTCATAAATACAATGAGCTTATTGGGCAGCAAGAAGGTATGCCTGTAGCAGAGGCAATCCGTCACACGATGTCACGTTATGATGAATACAAGCCTAGAACATGGGAAGAGAAAGACGCTGAGGAACATGAGGCTTTTCGTGAACATATCCCAGAAATGATTGCAAACGCTGTGGCAGCTGTAAAAGAATGGTCAGCAAAAGCAAACCTTTTAGAAGGTGAGCATCAGAGTTGGCACAAGGTTGATGGCCTTGATGTTCAAATTATGTATTACAGAGACTACCATGCTGGCGGTGAGTTTGCTGATCTGAAGTGTCAGCTACCGTTACGCAATCCCCCTAAAAAAGATGGCACAAGAAGTTGGCGCATACCAAAGCCACAGACTACACCTTCCTGGAATCAGACTGTGCAGATGGCTGTTTATTGGAAAGCGTCAGGTCAGTCACCATCACTGCTGTATGTCACAGCATCAGGCTACCACATAGCAAATTCTAAGAATTGTGAAGCACTCACAGATGAAAGTCTTGAACGTGCTTACAATCATGCAGTCCGGTCATGGAAAACCACACAAAATCTTGTAAGGGCTGCAAGGGGCAACTGGCACACACTTGCTGGTCTGGTACAGCCAGATTTCAATGAGATAGCAAGGCGGCATGGCCCAAATATCCTTGAACTCGCAAAACAATTATGGAGAGACTAATGTTTGATATTTTGTGGGGAAAACTAAAGGGCGTGAAAGAGGGAAGGCAAATACCTTACCCTATGGATCGTCAGCCATCGATGGCAGAGGCAAGACAAATTGCATACGAAATGGATGTAAATGACTATGTTATCTGTCCCGATAGAAAGCAAGCTCAACGCATTTACGGTTTCATAAAACGACATAGGAAAAGCAAAGCGGAAGGTGATGTTATGACACGCTCTGTGATGCACAATGGCAAAGAGGCAATCAAGGTGTGGAGAATCAGATGAAATACTTTGAGATAGAGAAAGGCGTACCAGTTCCCAAGTATGACCCAGAGGCGGCTGGTGAGCATTACAACATCATCTTTGATATGGAGATTGGCGATAGCTTTGTTGTCAAGACAGCAGCACAAAAATCAAAGTGTCAACAAAAAGCCTATCGCAAGGGGCTTCGTCTGATGAGCAGAACCCTTAAAGAAGACGGTTTTAGACTTTGGAGAGTAAAATGAATGATTTATTCGACACACCAGCCTACAAGCTGGTCAGGCGTGATGACCCAGACACAAGTCACGATGCGGCTGAGTCATTGCCTGTCAGTGATATGGAAAAGATTGTAGCTGATACTATAGCAAAGTTTGGTGCGGCAGGAGCAATATCTGACCAGATAGTAGATGCACTGCCGCATCTCCGATATAGCACAATCACTGCCAGATACAAGCAGTTGAAGGAGAAAGGTATCATCTGTGTAGATGACCGCAAGCAGAAGGCCGAATCAGGTAGGCAACAGCACATTATGTGGCACAAAGATTTTTACAGGGAGCAAGCAAATGACTGAATCAGAAATGGAAATACATCAGCGGATTGATGTGATGGGGGATAGGATCGAGCATCTTGAAAAATTGATGGATGATCAAATCAGGAAATTTACAGATGCTATCAGAATAATTCAAGAATTGTTGGAGAAAAAGAATGGCAAATAAGTTTAGTGATGTCATGGATTTTGTGCATGAGCTAAACAAAACTCATGGCGTGAAGCAACGTGGCGGTAAGATGTACACACAGGTAGTGCATCGGATGGAAGCGTTTAGGCGGTTCTATGGTACTGAGTATGGCGTGGACACACAGATCCTTGTTGATGATGGGCAGCGTGTAGTTGTCAAAGCTACAATCACAAACCTTGACGGCATAGTTGTCGGGTCCGGCATGGCTGAAGAGATTAGAGGTCAGGGCCATGTCAACCAGACATCAGCCTTAGAGAACTGTGAGACATCTGCTGTAGGCCGTGCGCTTGCATCTATTGGTCTAGCTGGTGGTGAGTACGCATCTGCCAACGAGATGGACGGTGTAGGCCGTAAGCGTGAGGCACAGGCAGAAGCAGAGAATAAGCCTGTAGTTGACCCAGAAAACCCTGTGCCAGCCAAGCGTGATGACGATCCAGAAGTACGCAAGACGCAAGACTTTTTTGGTGAGGTCAACAAAAAGGTTGGTGAGGTGACTGACAAAGGTAACTTTATTGCTTGGTGTAACACTGATCATGTCAAGAATGGCATCGCCCATATGAGACAACACAACCCTGACTTGGCAAAGATGGCTGTTGATAGAATACAACTCAAAATGAAACAACTCAAAGGAGAGGCGTAATGGCTAGAAAATATATCAAAGTTACCACAATCAAAGTGTTTCCAAATGATGACCATAAGCGAGGCACACATGGCAATGGTAACTGGAAACCATTTGTAGATGGATCGCCAGCAGACATACACTTGCGAGGTGATTCAAGATATTCTGTTGCAGTCTTTGAAAACGATGACAACAGTTTATCCATAGCAATATCTGAGGTGAGAGATTACGAATCAAAAGACAACATTGCTGACGGTATATCGCAAGGCGGTTTGAGGCCTGTCGGTGATGCCATCAATCAGAAGTATCAGCCAGCAGTCAAGGAAACGGACGATGATGACATCCCATTTTAAAAGTGCTGATGGCAAGCTGTTATATACAGCAAAGGAAGCGTGTCTTATCCTGTTTGGCACAGATGATAAAACAAAGCTTAACTTGATGTACAGGATGCTCAAGTCAGGAAAGCTAGAGGCAGAGCGTGTTGGTGGCACTTGGTTGATACCACGCAAAGCTCTGGTAGAACTGTATGGACAAGATAATTTGTGATGACTGCGAAAAAGAAGCAGCAAAACAAGTCAAACATGGTTACTTCTGCAAGGACTGTGCAATGCGAGTATTGTGGCAAGACCCACAACGTGATGAGTGGGGAGTGGGTGTACAACGGAAACCAGATCCCTCTATGTCACTCTGGGGTTTCTGATGACTGTTGTTTCACTAAGTACCGTAAAGACAGAGAAATGGAATCAGGCGAGGGATCAAGCTGATGCGTACTATCGCTTCCTTGTTGTCTCTGGCTGGGGTATGTATCGAATCGGTGAGGCGCATGGGATTGAGCCTTACTATCCCAAAGGAAAGGGGATGCTGCCAGATGGCACAATGGCTGGGGGGATATGGACTGAAGAGTATATGATAGACCAACTCACCCAGTATCTCTACAACGGTGGAGAGTTTGTAATCTAAGAAAAGGGGGCGTAACAGCCCCCTTTATTCTACCGTTTTTTCTTTGGCTTCTTGCCAGCTTTCTTCATAGCAATAGCCGTAGCTGCTTGCTTCTTCATCTTGGCAGATTTCATGCCACCTTTTTTACCACCGTAATGTCCAGGCATTTACTTCTTCCTCTTCTTTGCTGCAATGATTTTCTTCTGTAATGCTGCTGGCAAAGTCTTTTGTTTTGCAGTCAGCATACCGTTGCCGTTCTTTTTCATACCCTTCTTTTTATGACCAGGCATTATGCTTTCCTCTTCTTCGCTTTGTTGCGCTTGGATATAGCTGCTGCCTTTTTTCTTGCATCAGCTTTACTGCTTGCACCCCATGCTCTCAGGGATAGAAGCAATCTGGTTGGCTTGCCGTTCTTGTACTCTGGGCCTCTCATGTTGCCCATTCTAGCTAGGAAACTAGCCCTGCGTGGGTTGTCACCCTTCTTTACAGGCGGCTTCAAATTCATGCCCTGTCTTCTGGCAGATGCCCTTCCCTTGGCGTTTAAGCCCCCTCTAGGGTTCTTCCCTTCTTTGCGCTGCCAAGCAGGGGTTTTAGCCATGGTCGCTCTCCACGGCCCTCATACGAGCAACCAGACGCTTTGCACGATTAGGCACTTGGTCAAACCAGTTGCTGTCCACCATTTCATCTGCTGCTTTATTCCAATCTTTAGCATCAACACCAGCCTTCATGCCTTTGAATTTTGACAGACGGGGAAGCCCCATGTTGAACATCATATTGGCTACGATAAGCTGCACTTCTTCTGGCAACTCATCAAAGTTTTCATACAACCTTTTGCAATCCTCAAGAGTTACTGCAACATCTCTGCGAAACAACGTATCAACACGCTCTTCTGATATGGCTGTACCAACGCTCAAAGCTGATTCTGGGTCTTGTGCTGTAACCAAATGACCTATGCCACAAGTTGGCAAGCCAAGATGGTCTAAGTATATCTCATACTTACAACCCTCGTCTTCAGCGAGTTCTATGCGTAATTGATCTACATTCATGCTTTTCTGCGCTTTGTTGTTTTCTTTGTTGCTGGCTTCTTTTTCTTCTTGCCACCCCTAAGCAAATCTGCATCTGCACGCCTAGCTCCACCCTTGCCAGTGGCAAAAGACCGGACACGACCAGCAGCCCACTGATGCGCTGAAACCTTCGGCCTAGATCCAGAGCCGTAGTATGCGCCTAATCCCCTTGAATAAACTTTGCTTAGAGTAGATTTTGATATTCCAGAAGACTTAGAATATTTTGCTATTACAGCAGCTTTGCTCATCCCCTACTCCTTTGCTTGCTTATTTTATCCATCATAGCTTTGGTAAGCTTGCCCTGTCTGTAAAGCTTGGCAGTACGCTTTATTTCTGCCTCACGTTTCTTCGGGTTCTTTGCGCCACGCACATACTTTTTTGGCACACCGCCCTTTGTCTTGGGTACTTTTGGAAACTTTCTCTTGCTCATTTCTTAAAACCCTTTATGCCTCGTATGCCAAAGCTTGCTCCAATACTAGCATACATAGCCCACTGAAACCACTGTGGGGTGTTTTCTAAGGCTGCAAAACCCTGCTCCACATAAGGCTGTGTAAACGGAATGAAGCACATAGCTATGATAATAATAAACAAAATTGTCCACGCTTCGTCTTTCCAGCTATTGTCACTGGCCTGTGCCATAATCTTTTCCCAGCCAGCTTCATGCGTAGCAGCAACCTTCATCACTTCCGCTTCTGCCTCTGCCTTTGCCTTGGCAACAGCACCTTTGGCCTTTGTCTGCTCTACCTTGGACTCCATCCATGACCCAGCTAGTGAAGCTATTGGGCCTATCAATGCCTGTATCATTCCTCTATAAACTCCAATATCTCACCGTTTAGCATCATTACTTTGAACTGCTTGCATGACCACTTCTGATCAAAGTTGTTTGTATGCCCGACATTACGTTTAATCTTACGCCTAATCGCCAAACATTCGCCTAGAGATTCATAGGGCGTATATTCTACCTTCTGCCCACCCATAACCAGCAATAAGACAAACGTAACCTCAACCACCGTTCCGCAACTTCTCCATGCTTTCTTCTAAACTTGTAATTCGTCTTTCATAAAAGTCTAGCGTTAGTTTTTGTTGTTGGTCAAAGGGTGCTTTGCCGCTTTCTATGTCTGTCTGTAGTTTTTCTAGCTCACCAGCCAAATGCTCAATTAGCATATACTGTTCAGAATCCGTAGTCGTCTGTTCAGATTTTTTAAGCAAGTCAGCGTTCATTAATTCTCTAGAAGTCTCTAACGTGTTAAGTCTTTCTATTACTCCAAAGTAAGCCCACGTTGCTAGACTAGCCGCCGCAACCATGCTGATGATATTCCGTAGCGGTAATGCTACCTCTGTGTTCTCATTCAGCTTTGCTGGCATTTACTTCTCGGAGTTGAGCCAAACTGCTAGGCTGCCCGTCATCGCACCAGTTACAACAGATATCAAACTTGCTTGTTGTGTCGTAAGATCAGGCTGTGACAATGCCCACTCAATGCATCTAATGTACACGCCTGTCATGCACAGCATCATAAAACGCGGCAGTATTTTTAACTCTAATAACTTTCTAGCAACTTCTTCTGCACTCATTCAAACCATCCCTTCAGCCAAGCAACCCAAGCAACCAAACCGCCAATCATGCTGGCTATAACTACAACAAGAAATCCAAGCCCCAACATCTCCATGATTTCTTCTCGTCTGCGTCTAGCAAGCTCCTCTTGCACTCTGCGTTCCTTACGAGCCTTTGCTTGAAACTCTTGCCAATCCCTGTATAGGCCAGCACGACCATAAAGCTGCATCCAGCTACGCAAGTCGTTCTCTTGCTGTCTAAGTTTTTCAAGGGCAATAAACTCTTCTAAATCACCCTTCCTTATACTTCCTCTTCTTTTTTTGTTACCTTTACGCTTGAGTTCTTCTTTGGCAATAATTAGGTCAGATATTGCTTTGCCGCATCTAGTTAAGTCACCTGTATTCTGTATAGTCTTTTTTATTATTGCAAATGCAGCGTTGGCTGCTGCTAACTCTGCAAGCATTTTTATAACTCATCAGGCCAGTCATTTATAGGCGCGTTGCCAGTAGGTTGTGGCGGGTCTTGGCTGTCCATCGGCGTATCAAACAAAGCCATAAAAGCAGCATGGTCTGCTGCATCTGTAATGGCTTTTTCTATTGTGCCAGACTTTGTGCGAACAGCCGCCCTGTACGTTGTAACGTCAGATGGTATTGTTGCTTTGCTGTCCTCTGCTTTCCGTGTGACGTACCAATCTGTTGCGGATAATTTATTATTAGCAGTTTGTTTTGTTTGCTCAATGTAAATTGTTTTTAATCCTTTTGTGACACTCTGTTTTCCTGTTAAAGGGTCAATAACTGCCTTGCCGTTTTCATCAACATCGTTTACATCATCCAATGCTTTGGGTGTTTTTGCATCCCAGTAGAAACGATTGTCATACAATGCTGGTGGGTCTTCCCAGGTAAGCCCTGCCGCTTTCTTATCTGCATCTGACCAGATAGCCCAGTTTGTAGGATGCGTAACGCCATCGTTAGACCAGCTACGTCCTTCTCTAATTATCTTGTCACCTAGTTTCCAAGGCATGGCTGTCTCCTATCATCGGGCATTAGCGTACTTAAAGGGTTGCTCTGAAAAAGCGAGGTAAATGTAATTGAAATTACTGTAATTTGAATCAGCATCTGGGCTGCGAAACTTAAAGCCATTGCTTAAAAAATCTATTTCATCTGACCCTGTCTGTTCAGCGACAGATGCGTTAGCATGAAGATGCCCGTCCATTAAATTGAATGGCGTGCGCTTGTTGTCAAAGATTGTCCAATTTCTTGTTTGGTCATAACTTTTTATCATAAGCCACGCTGGCCTAAATCCTGTATAAATAAACGCACCATCAGCAGACCCATTGCCGGTAAATGAGCCAACTTTGCTGTAACCATCAACGCTGTGGAAACAGTAGGCTATGTAAGTAGCACTAGACGCATTGCCATAACCACCAGAACCTAAAGTGAAAACAGAAGAATTAGGTTCGGTATCATTGAATGATGCGGTTGATGTTATTGCAGCACTAGTTGCATCAAGTTCAAGTCTTTTAGTTGCGCCTAATGATGCAACATAAGTTTGCCAAGGGTCGGTTTGGCTTCGTCTTTTAGTAATAAAAAGCTCAGGCGCACTAGCTAGGCCGTGACCCACCGTAGCCCCAGCAGAACCGTTGCCAGTATAGCTAACTATACTAAACCCTGCTTTTGTATTTGCAGATGCAGATGATGTGATTGTGCCGTTACTGTTGCTTACCGCAGAACCGCCAGCCAGCCAGTTCCATGCTACATAGGTTGTACCATTTCCATTTACAGCAGCATTTGAACCGCCACCGTATTTGTAGTTAACAGTAAAACCATCGCTGTCAAATGATGTAAATAAATCTCCCGTACTGCCCCCAACATTTTCTGTTGTATCAGAATCTGAAAATAAATTTTTACCAGCACCCCGAACTCTGTCATTTAAAACATGAGAATATGATGCACTTCTGGCTTTAATCCATGTAAAATCAGGAGAAAAACCCACTCCAGAAATCGCTTGCGTGTCTGTGTAACTGCTTCCGTTACCAGTATAAAGCACCGTGTTAAAAAAGTCTGCTGGCTCTTCGTCTTGCGCAGGGTCTATACCTGGGTTGGACAGGTTGGCTGCACAAAGGGCTAGGTAACCAGACGGTGGACTGTAATAAAACTCTCCTACACCGTTTGCATCAGCTGCACCTGCGCCGTCACTTTTCGTGTTAGAGAAAGTATTATCTTGACCAAAATTTGCAATTACACCTGCTGTGTTTCCATAGTTTGTAGTCGCAATGGTATATAACTTATTTGAAGTAAGGCTTTGAGTACCATTACTCATTGTTGAATTATTTTTTCTAAAAGTTACTTCACCAGCATCTAAATCTAAAGAGACGCTAACAATATCACCAGCAGTAAAAGATGCGTCTGTATCTGCAATTTTACTGCCTCCACGATAAATGTCGTTAACTTCATAATAACCTATGTCATCAGCAGCTTCTCCTAAATACAGAGTTGGATTTGTGTTTATACTTGTTACCCCAACACCGACCCGCAAAGTGCTACCATTTACAGTGTGAATATAAAATTCTGCGTACCATTTTCCAGAAACATTAGAAGGAAAAACTGTTGCCGCTTGAATTTCAAAATTATTTTCAGTGGAATTACATTTTAAATTTCCTTCATGAAAGTCTTGAACTATTGGAAGTATAGAATTAAAAACAGCAAAATTTCTATTTGGACTGTCTAAAACAACGTCTGCCGAAACAATGCTTGTTACTGCCCAATTATGACCGCCACCAGATTGATCATCACCAATATTTGTCTGTGCAGTTGTGCCTTGAGATGTTGTACTTGTGCCTGTGCCTTGAAAAGTTAATCTAAATCCGTTGGTTCCAAAACTTAGATTAGATGTGTCTTTAGCAATCCAAATACCAGCTTTGGTTTCTCCAAAGGATGATTGAGTCAACATTGCACCATCTATAAAATTAATTTCTGCTAAGTAACCATCAATGCTATACGCTTGGCTAGTGCTTATATAATGTCCAATATTTTGATTAAAGTATGAAGTGCCTGTATTTGAACTTCTATTATCTGTCTCGAAACTTGTTAACTCTGTGCCATTGACATAAATCTTACATTTTGCATTGCCACTCTGGGCTGAGTCACGAGCAACAACAATATTGTACCAACTAGAAGGATCTCTAAAGACCGCAGTTGTTCTAAACACTACAGCACCTTCCCAATATGTTAGTCTATCGTTATCAAAATAAATATAACCATGAGCAGTACCCCCAGTTAAACTAGTGTGTAGGATATACTCATACTTTGGAGAAACCAATGTTTTTGTTATATCACCTCTTTTAACCCAAAAACTAAATGTCCATTTTTCTCTATCACCAGTATCATGAGTGCGGCTTAGATATGAAGCATCTGCATCATTCAAACGCAGGGATTGGTTTATGGTATGTGAGTAAAAATTATCCGCACCGCCGCCAAACCATTTCTCAGAACTAAACATTCAACTATCCAAAGTTAAGTTGCGGTGTGCCAAGCAAAATACTGTTGTCAGCTTTTATAAAATAAGGAACTACATCGTAGTCGCCGTTTGCTGAAGATATTGTAAGACCAGCCGCCCCAGCAGTTTCATAATCGCCATTAAGTGATAAAGTTGCAGCAGAACCACTCGATGGCTGTATAAATATTATTACCCCTGTTTGGCCTATTTGACTTGCTTCTGTAGTAGGCGCAGCTAATGTGTTTGAGCCAGCCGCTAAAGTTATTATAAAGTTTTGATAAGTGTCAAAATCTAAGACACCAGATGTTGCAGATAAAGCCGCTGTATATGTGCTTGGCAGTTGCGCTTTCGTAAAAGTATTTTGTGTATTAGTTGTAACAATGTTTGCGCCAGCTAAACTTGTTGCACCAGTGCCACCTTTTGATATCGCTACCTGTCCTGATAGCTGCGATACAGCAATAGTTTTGTTTGTCAAAGTTTGAGTAGCACTTGTAGAAACTAATTCTTGACTAGCGTCGCCAGTGCTTGGAAGTGTTAAGGTAGAAGGGTTACCAGAACTGCTGCTCAACGCACTATGCGATGCTGCAATAATTTTTTGTCCGTGACTATTATTTTCACAGTTAAGAGTAATAGAACCTTGATTTGTATTGCCTTTAATAACAACTTTGCCAGTGCCATTTGGATTTAACTCAATGTCACGATTACTTGTGGTGACAATGTCAAACGTCACCATGTCCAAATCGCCACCAAGTTGCGGTGATGTATCGCCAGATAATTCGGTAATGCCCCCCACACCGTCATTGCCTGAGTATGAGAAATCTACTCTGATGCCATCTGAATTACTAAATGTGCCATTAGACACAAGATGTGACACGGGAACTTTTGTGTAACCAGAAGCATCTGTTACTGAACCTGTAACTTTATACAAAGCAAAGGTGGCTGGCGTTCCCTCTTTTTCTATATGTACGATGCCTCTGCCAGTTGCGTTTGCAACATCATCAAAGCTTTGCACAAAACTAGATATATCTGCACTGTTATCATCCGCATCATCAAAGTACATTTCTGTAACTGATGCCAACGTACCGTTGTTCAATGCAAGCTTTCCTGCACCTGGATCTGCATCAGATGTACTGTTGTTGAAGGTCATCTGCAATCCAGCACTATTCCCTGTTGCGCCAGTGTTGCCTGTAACAAGACCAAAGGCCAAAGCAAGCGCACCAGTAGACGCTGTGTAGGTTGCACTAGCTGTAGGACTGCCACCAGCAGATACCGCCGACACTGAGGCTGTAACAGTGTCTACCTTGCCTTCACTTACCTGTAGATTGCCACTGCCATCAAAGCCAAGTAACTTGTTTGCTCTAGCTGTTGCGTCTTCTGTAAACTCTGCTGTAGCAATAACATTTGTTTGGGATACTTTGAGTGTTCTTCCAATTTCTTCTTCTAACTCTTGTGCTATGAAAGTCAGCTTGTCTAGTGCATCTTCATGTGTAGCTGCTGGGAATGGATCGTTAGGCACATAATCTGTAAGCTGTGTTCTTGCAGTTGTGCGTAGCAACACCACTGTCTCACCGCTTGCTGGTATGTTGCCTGACGTAAAGGTTACGTTGCCACCACTAGAGCTACCAACACCTGAGACTGTGTAATGGGTTGTCTTGGTCTTGGTTGTTTCTGCACCAGTAGAATCAGTTCTGATGATTACAGTGATGTCATCATCATCAAAGATTTTGAACCCATAAGCAAAGACATCGGTACTGCCATTACCGCTATAGCTGTTTCTAGTTGTTGCGCTACTTACTGTCATGCTCTTGTCTCCAAGTTATTTGCATATTACCATTTCTAAACTGCTTACGCTAGTCAACTCTACTTTCTGTAGGCAAGTCCTCTGTTGCTATTCTCAAAGCATTTTGAACTCCAATAGCATTTGAGTAAGGCAGCGCAGTCAAAAGCGATCTAGCCCTTCCCTGTGTCATCTGTATATTAGGATTTAAAGTAGCTCTAGATATGGACTTCAAAGAAGATTCTATACCAGACGCACCGAACACAATTTGGTAACTGGGGTTGCCTGTTAAAAAGTTGCTTTCAAGTCCACTGCTTCTGTAACTTCCAAAGCCATCAAAATAGTCATTTGGCCCATAAAAATCTAACGCTGTGTCAAGAGTGCCTGGAATAAATGCAGCATAACTTGATCTTGCAAAAGTGGCCTTTGCAATAGCAGAAGCCGAAAGTCTTTCTTCTCTTCTTTCTTTCTTTTCTTTTTCGCTCAAGCCAATCATTTGTATCTGTTGCTGTGCAGTGTAGGCTAAACCAGCAGAAATAGAAGAATACATCATGGCTTGAAAGGCTCTCATGTCACGCATCTTGATATTGTGGAGAAGTTGCTTTGCATGAGACACAACCATAAAAGTCCTAAACTGAACTAAAACTTTGCCGTATTCTTTGGTCATAAATAAACTTAGATTGCCTAAATCGTTTTGTTGTATAGCCCTTCTTGTCCATCTTGCAACTGCTATTCCAAGAATATCTCTTGCCTTTGCTCCCTCGGCAGTTTGCCCCCACTCTTCTAAATTGATTTGTCGTAGTTTTTTTGTTTGAAACAAGAAAGAATTTTCAAGAGTTGCGTGTTTTTTCATATATTTAAAAACAAGATTGGCTTCTTCTTCTCCAAGACCAAGACTTTTCATTCTTGCCATGTGCCGTGAAGAAAAACGACTAAGTTTTTTTCCAGAAAAAGCCATATCAGCAATGGTTTGCATAACTATTCTGGAAGTGCCACGCTCTAAGCCCAAAGTGATCGGGGCCATTCCTGATATGTCAGCAGTGATTCTTTTAGCTCTATCTGCCGTCCTTTGGATGCCATCCAATATACTACGCCCATAAGGGGAATTGGTTTCAAGCTGATCTAATCTATGAATCATCTGATTTGTCATACGTTCTGCACCAGTGCCGAAAAAAGCCTCAATGTCACGCAAAACAGGATCAGTCAATTCGCCATTCTTAGCGCGTGTAATCATAGCCTTAAACTCAGGCACAACTCTTATCAAACCTCGTATGCCACCAACTTGGACAGCGTTCCCAAGTTCTGCAAACTGTGCAAAGCCAACTTGGTTCATTAGTCTGATGAAGTTAAAATCTTGTATAAGACGAGATATTCTCATGTAAGCAGCGTTTGGATCGCCTGAGTTTGGCGGTCTCCTGCCAAGAAGCATATTGAATATTGTACGAGAAACCTCTTCTTCTTTTTCAATTCTTTTTCTGTTTCTTTGCCTTGCTTTTCCAACACCTTCATTCAAAGCATAATTTTTTGCTTGATTAATTAATTTTTCAAAGTCTGTTTCTGATTTGATGCCCTTCTTAGCAAGAGCTATACGTCCAGACATTTCGTTTGCATAAAGGGTAAATACTTGCTCTGCATCACGCTCTTGCAAGTCTTTTATAGAAAATTCTTCTAAGATTCCTGTTTCTTTGTTTACAGCCCTTAGATTTGTTTCCATATCAAATCTTAGTCTGTACTTTGCTCTTGACGGCACACCTGTTTGTTTTTGCTCAAACAAACCTAGAAGACTGTCAATTTCTTCATCACTAAACTCTTTAAATCTGCCATCAACTTCTTTGCCAAAACGCTCCTCTTTCATTATTTGTTTTAGAGTTTCTCTGCTGTCGGATGTAAACAAACGTGAAAATCCTGAATCAATGCCAGCAAGATCGCTTTTGATTTTAATATTCATTGCTCTAGCTATTTGTGCAGCAGCTTCTTCGGTAAGGTCTGTTGTACCGTTTACAAGACCTTGTGTGAGCAACGCTTCAATTCCATTGTCACCAATCTTATTCCTTAAATTGTCAAACTTATATTTATTCCATCTATGGGTAAAATATGTCAGATTTTCTGGGATGTTCTCAAAACCCTTTACCCCTGCTTCTTTAGCTTCACGCAAAATGTCTCTATACAATTCTGCATTTCTTTGAGCCATTCGCTTTACAGCAGGAGAATGTATGCCATTTGGGTTTTCAATAGCATCTGCTACTTGCTCTCCGAAAGACGTTCTTTGTTTTGACTGTGATCTACGGAAAAAACCAATATTATTTTCCTTAGCCCAAGCCTTATATTCTACACCGTATGTTTGATAAAAACGAGCAAGTTTGCCTTTGAAAGCATTTGTTTTAAGAAGGTCAGCAGTTGATTCTATAACATTATCACCACGCACACCAACTGCATCTTCTGCCAAACGCCTACCCAAACCATTGATTATGGGATTGTCAGAGCTTAGAAGATAGTTTGCCATGTCAAATCTAAGCCCAGAAAATTCAGACTTTTGAATTTCTCCTAAATCTTCAATGATTTTTTCTTGTTGCTCTACATCTCTTAGATCTCTTTCCAGCAAAGGCGGATCGTAAGGATTTTCTGCTGCGCCAACACTTTTTTCTCCTAGCAAATCTTGTTTTGCTCTAGCCTCCAATTCCGCTTTTTGTGCGCCTTCTACCTCTTGAAGCAAGTTTTCATGCGCCTGACGCAACTCTGGCTCATTTCCTACACCCCTGCTTATTGCGCCTACACCGCCCCCTAGCAGCATTCCTGCTACCCCAGCGTACAAGATATCATATTCATCCCTTGTGACGCTCTCAGAGGCAATGTAGCCCTCTACAGCAGCATTTGTTGCCGCACCACCCACAGCACCTCTTATGATTCGCCCTACTCTTGAAAGTTTGTTACCCCAAATTAAAGGAGCAGCAACACCTTCAGTCATAACTGTCAAACCAATAGCCGCTGGGTCAGCCATATTTACACCGATTCTTAAGGGAACTCCACTCCACCCCCAAGACTGCATCTTTTTTTCATTCTCAACAGACTGCAAAACTTTTTCACGCAACTGTTTTGCGTGATCAAAACTTACAGTTTCTTCAAGAAAGTTGTGATATCTTTCTGGTATGTCAGCAGTAAGTTCATTGAATTGATCCTGATCCAGACCTTCTCTAAGATAATTCAAATCAGGCGCAAACTCTTCTTTGCCTTGAAAGGCATAAGAGGTCATCCAATCTTCTTCTACACTTGCGCCTATAAACTCAGAAAAAGATGCCTGAGGGTTCTGTTCTTCTAACGTCCTCTGTTGCTCTGCCTCTTGAAAAGCCTGGAACTCTGGCGTTCCAATCGGTGCAGACTTTGACGGTGTTAAAAAAGTTTTGTCTTCAGCCATTAGTTGATTACTTCTATTTCAAAAGCATCTATATCTTCTACATTTGCTTGCCGTTGTTTTTTCAAAGCATTTTGTCTTATCGCTTCATTAATCTGGTTTCTTGCATCTTCAATTTGTTTGGCTTTTGCTTGCTTATCGAGTTTCAGTAATTCTTGCTTTGTAAAAGATACATACTTGCCATCTGGGGTTTGTATTGGAAAACCGCCATCTCTTACCAGATAAAACCTATCTGCCGTTCCCTCAATGTTTAAAAGCCCAATGTTTTCTTTTTCCAACTCACTGTCTTCTAAAAGCTGAGAGTATGTTTCTGAAAAATCATCTATAACCAACTCTGATATTTCTTTAATGTTTTGCAACTCCCCACCTTGATCAAATTCTGGCAACTTAGGAACTAAAACAGAGCCTATCAAAATATGTCTCTTTTGTATTTGATCTCCTGCCCTTTCCAAAGCTGGAACTACTTGCATACTTTGTTTCAGATACTCTTTAGCTAAATCTCGTATCTCTTGTTTTAGATAGCCAGTGTTTTGAGGCGGATCTAAATCAAACTTGTACCAAGGCTGTTTTGTAAGTTGTGCCTCTGTTACATCCAGAGCGTTATCTAGCTCTTTTGAAAACTTTTCTGGATCAATATCTCTCTGCAATCGCATTTGTTGCAAAGCCCCTTCATCACCATAAATGTCTGATAAAGTCTCAAAACTTTGCCACCAAGCTAAATCAGTTTTGTTAAGATGTTTGTGTAGCAAATCATCTCTAAGTTCCATGTTTCTAAACAACATGATTGCAAATCTATCTTCATCGTCAATATCTGTTTTGTTTGGATCAGACAATCTTCCTTTATGTTTGACTAAGGTAGTTTGAAAGTCTTCTGATATCACTCCGTTTCTTTGCAAAAAATCGAGTTGTGCCTGTGGGCTGTCTTTTAGATCAACCAGATTTTCCCTTACAATCATTTGTATATCATCGGATGTAACACCCTTTTGAATTGAAGCGTTAGCTAAGTTACCAACTTTTGCACCAACA